GGTAATTCGGGAAGAACCGGAAGTACTGATAGGTCGTCAGCGCAGCGGCGGCGGCAGAGCCACCACCCGCGATGGCGAACGTGCCCGTACCCGCCGTGATGGCGGTTCCGAGGTAAGCCTTCGGGTTGAACACGGAGCCCACGACGGAGTAACCGTCGGCGTCCACCGGGTTGTACTCGCGGATCGAATGACCATCGAGTTCGGCGTAGCCGCCCGAGAACAGGGGGTTCTCGTCCCACTTCTCACGGGGCGCGGCGTTCTGGAGGATAAGCTGGTAGTTCGGATCCTGCTTGAGCCCAAAGAGCCCAGGCGTGGTTCCGACGACGCAGTATTTCCTCACCGGCTGGCCCTTGACGGTGCCAACTTCGCACGGAGTCGCACCCTTCGGCTTGAGGGCCTGCCCCATCAGGAGGATGTCGTTGTACAGGAAGGCGTCAGCCGACTTCAAGTTGTCGATTGCCGACTTCTTGTTGGAAATCAGGTAATTGTCGGAGTTACCGAGATACCCAATCGTGGCGAACACCATGGCGGACTTTTCACGGCCCATCCACTTGCCAAGCTCCTCGGCCTGACCGTTGGCAAGCTCGCCCTGCATACCCATGTACTCATCGGTGCGCTGCGTGATTGAGGTAGCGTTACGGACGAAATCCGCATCGATCTCGTTGGAGTTGATAACGTCCGTCTCAAAGTCGGAGGAGTTATTGAAAAGGTTGTCACCCTGCTTACCGGGACCGTAGTACCCGGCGCGGTTGGTGATACGGAACTTGAGGCCCTTGCCCACGCTCGTATCGTTGATGACCCAGATCGGGGATGTTTTCGAGGAACCCTCGAACTGCATCCAGAAGTCCTCGGCCTGCTCATAGACATCGACTGTCTTTTGCCACAGGATTCGGACGGAATTTGCGTCGAGCGCCGCGAGTGCGGTGCCCGTGTTGGGAGAACCTATTTGCCAGCTCATGGTGGTGTGTGTTTAACTGAAACTGCTATGCCGGAATCCCTCCGGTGGGGGTGGCGGGCAATCGGTTCCTGCTGTCAGAAGTCACGCCTCCCCAGGCTTTTCATAACCTGTTGGAGTTCGTAAGGCGTTCTGGCTGCTGAAATTCGATCGACCACCGGGTTTGTTGCTGCGGCGGGTGCCGCTCTGCTTGCGCCGCTTGGAAGCATCCCCCTGGGAGCCAGCCTCTGCGCGGGTGCCACGGGCTTTGGGGCCGGCGTAGCTGTCCTTGTCCCCGGTTTGCGAGGCGCTATGTTGTTCTCCGTCGCCACCATCTGAGCGATGATGAGCGGCTTGTTCGGGTCGTTGTAGATGGGATCACCAAGAGCCTGTAAGGACTCCTCGATTTCCACCATACGCTGGCCTAGCGGGCTACTCGGGTCTGCGGCGAACGGGTAAAATTGGGCGGCGCGGGTTTCGGATGCCGTGAAGGCAGTCACGTATTCTGCGGCCTGTGTGAGCTGTTGCCGTTCTCCGTCGCGTTCCAGGGTCAACCGCTGACGGTCCAAAGCCCGTATCTGGTTGTTGATCTTGGCCGCTTCCTCGAAGTTGAGTGCCGTCAAGTTTTCCGCATATTGGGCCTCCAACTGACCGGAAAGAGTGTCTAGCTCGTTTATGGTCTGCGGGAGATCGGCTCGGCCTATCGGCTCGGGTTTGGCGGGTTCGGTCGTCTTGGGCTCGCTGGGTTTGACCCCTAGCTTGTCCTTGGCGGCTTGAAGCGCCTGTTCGAGCGTCCAGTCCTTGTTGCGGAGCTTGTAAGCTGCGGCGAGTCGCCCAACTTCGTCGTCCTTTTTGAGCCCAAGCCTTAGACGGGCATCCTCGCGGGTGGGAATGATCTCACCTTCAAGGTTTTCCGTTGTGGGCTCTGGCTCGGGGGATTCCGGGCTGGTCGGTGCCGCTGGAGTGGCTTCCGGTTCCGGTGCGGCCTCGGGGGTCGCTTCCGGTGCGGACGGATCCGTGGGGCTTGCCGTGGCATCGGGGGCCGGGGCTGTCGCCTCCGGGGCGTTACCATCGGCAGGCGGCGTGGGAGCCGGTGCCTGTGGCGGCTGCTTACGAAGGCTGTCCATGAGTTGCCTCAAGGCCAGCGGTGTGCTCGCAGAAGCCACGCTACTCGCAAATTGTGGGTTTGGTAAAGAACTGGTCTGTGCCGGTGAAGGCGCGACCGGACTAACAACTGGCGCTGCTACTGGAGCAGGAGCCGGGGCAGAACCCGCGACGGATGTTTCCATGGTTCGCTTTTCGTGCATTTTGCATGACGTGTCCATTGCATTTTGCACGATAAGCGCATTGGGGGCACCCGAATCTTGCAAAATGCACGACAACGGAAGAAAAGTCGGTTCACGCCATGGCTTACATTGACGGCAGAAACAGAAGCCCCGAGGTCGATTATCTCCCTGATTTGAGAATCAGGGTCACAAGGGTCTATGATGTGATCAATTCGGTGGGTAAGACGCCGCTTACCGCTGGCACGGCGATGTTTCTGCCTTGGGGAACCGCCGATGTCCAATGGACACAGGCACTTCTGATTAAGCAGGACTTGGGGGGGCAGACAGAGGAGGCCGAGCAGGACAAGAAACCGGCGCGGCTAACCCGCGTTTATGAGCAGCTTTCTCGCACCACAGAAACACAGGTTGGCGACCCGGAAATCAATATCGGGCAGGACGGGCTCTATACCATAGTCCTCAACTACATCCAGTACTCGGTGGCGGCGGCCGGCGGGCAGACATTCCTCACGGTCGGGGCATCGGGCATAAGTTCCCCATACCCGGCTGTCCTAAAGTTGGAGGAGCGCACGGACGACGGCACCCTGCAAAGGATCAAGCGGACGTACATTTCGGCGGGCGTAATCAGCAACGAAATCGAAACCAAGTACGACGGGGCTCTCAGCATTCAAACGACGGTAGCTGTAAACCAGACGCAATCCCCGCCCTCGAATTACACGCTGATTGACCTGAAAACGGACAACGTGAACGGGTTGCCGGTTTACACTTACAAATGGGCGAGCGGAAGCGGGCAAATCTCATCCCAGACCGAATACCGGCTGTCACCGGATCAGGGTGCGACGGGCGTAACGGTGGTAACGATCAAATACCTTAGTTACCCGAGCGTGGGTGCGAGCCCGATAACACCCCCAGGAGGCTCCGAGGAAATCAGCATCGAAATGTCGGAGCAGGACGGCTACCGCATATGGACGGGCATCTACGCCTCGGGACGTGGAACCATTTCCACGGAGGTTGTTGAGAAGTTCGACGGCAATCTGACCGAGACGACCATCACGGCGATCAATACAGCCCCGACAGGCAGCGGCACGCTGATTAAGACGGACGTGCGCAACGGCACGCGCTTCGAGGATGGCACCGTCATCTACGCCTACACTTGGGCGGTTGTTACGAACGGATCGACGGGTGCCCAGATCGGGATAGACACCGAATATCTCGAATCGGTCGATACCGGAACGCATGGGATAACGCGCACCACGATTCGTCAGATAGTTTCTCCGGGCTCCAGCATCCAACCCACCTCCTACGGAAGCACGGTGCTTGTGAAGAAGGAGGTCGCGGAGCTTGATGGCTACGACATTTGGACAACGGTTTGGGCCAAGGGGACCGGAACCGTCGATACAGAGGTGGAGATGCGCTTCGATAATCTTCTCCAGATCACGAAGATTGTGGCCATCGGCGCGGCACCGTCATCCCCGAGCCCGGCGCTTGGGGGCACCGTGGTTCTCATATCGACGGACCAAAAGGTGGATAACGGCTATACGGTTTACACGTACAAGTGGGCCGAGGCTTCGGGCGGGGCAACCGGGGCGCAAATCTCAGTCGAGACGGAATACCTTGAGTCTGTGGACACGGGCACGCACGGAATCACCAAGACCACATTTAAGTACATCGTTGCGCCGGGTTCCAGCATCCAGCCAACGTCGTTCGGCAGTTCGATTTTGGTAAAGAAGGAATACTCCGATGCGGAGGGCTATGGAATCTGGACGACCGTTTGGGCGATAGGCACCGGGCAGGTTCTTTACGAGTACACGCTGGATGAATCCGGCGTCCTTGCGATCCATCACGCCACGTCCATCGACGCCACGCCGACCACCCCGAGCGCGGTTATAGGCGGCACCGTGACGGTGTTCGAGAAGCGCAGCAAGATCGACAACGGCTACACGGTTTACGACTGGCGCTACGCCGAGACAAACTCCACGGGTCAATCCTCGATTACGACACGCGGGGAACCGGACGGGGCTATCTTGGTGGAGCTGATGACAAAGACGCCAAGCGCATCGACACCGACCAACCCCGGCAGTTATTCCCTCTTGGATTTGCAGCAGGTACAGAAGAATGGCTACGTGGAGAACAGGGCGACGTACAAGCTTGCCCCTGTTTCAGCTGCGCTAAACCGCACGATCAAGTTCCCGATGCCGGGGAAAATAAATATTCTGTCGGGGGGCGGTGGCAATGGGCTCCAATACGTGCCGCCTATCCACATGGACATTCTGGCGACGGAGACAATCGACTATGGAACATCCCAGATAACCACGACACCGTTCACCGTTAAGGCATGGGCAACCGTCACTGTTGCCTACGTACCGACAAATCAGCCAACGCCCAAGCAGACCGTTGGAGGCACGGAAGCCGCGACGGGGTATCTTGCGGGGGCAACGGGTTCGTCCGGTGCCACAAGCTGGAACGGCATCCCGGTGGATTCATGGTCGTACTCGATTTCATCCTCAACGCCGTCAGCGCCGCCGTCAGGGTTGACGACGATCGAGGTCCAGAACGACATCTACATGACTGACACTTCCGGCACCGTCACCTATCGCCGCAAGGTCGTAACCTACACGTTCTAATGATTTCCCCAATGGAAGCGTCCCGCAGGGGTATCGAGGCCGATTTTGCGTCGGCCCGTAATTCGTACAACGATGCCAATTACT